CAGCGCCGGCCCCGATTTGAGTTCCGGCGCCGATGAGTACGTCTCCGCAGATTGTCGCCCCTGGGCCGACGGTAACGAAATCTCCGAGGTGAGCCCGGGCAATAAACACGTTCCCATTGATGTGAGTGTGTCGACCTAACCGAACTTCGGGGCCGATCGTGCAATGCGCGCCAATAACGGCCCCTTCAGAGGCTCTCAAATCGTCGCAGAGGGCCGCCGAAGGGTGAAGGATAGTGATAGCGCCCAAACCGGTATCGAGGTTTTCTCGGACCATTGAATCGTTATGACCGAGAACGTAATTTCCGAACAGTGTGGCATCCGTGGGGCGGCCGATGACGTTTGGCCCGGGGATGTCGTCGAGGAACCCTCGAACAATCCACCCCGAAGCTTCCGCAATGGCCGCGATGTCTCGGCCGTGTCCGCCACGGCAAACCACCACCAGTTCTTTCACAACTGCCAGCCCCGAGTCCGCCGAACCCCAATATGGGTACAGCGCGGCGGATCGTCCATCCCGCCGAAGTAGGCGAACCGTTTCCCATGCGCCACGAGTTGTTCAGTGAGTCCCGCTTCTAGATCCGCCGGGAAACGGGTAACCCAGCGGGGGTACAGACACGGATTGAACGTGAAAAGACGTTGATGAACGATCAACGAACCCTCTTCAGTGAACTCGTCGCGGTAAAGGTTGATGATTCCGCCGGCCCGGTGTTCCTCCGGGGACCAAGGCTGTCGGAGGAGTGCGATTTGGGCGAGATCCGATCGGCTCTCCAACTGGTGAATCATTAGGCCAATGTCAACGAGCCCGGGGAAAGTGAAGTCGTCTTCGAGGTGGAAGACGAACTCGATGTTCTCGTAGAGGTTGTCCCATCCGGTTTGGATGGCGCCGGCCAAACCTTTCCGTTCCGGGTTCTGAATGGTTTCCCATCCGGGGATGTTGAAGAGGCGACCTTCGCCGGAGTCGTCCACAAGAAGGCATTGTTCGAACGGCCAGTCCAACATCTCAAAAGCAGATTCGAGGGTGTCTCGGAGGTAATCCCACCGGCCGTCGGTGATGACCATTAGCGCAACTTTGGGGATCATCGGATCTGGACTCCTTGGGCGGCCCATTTGGCGAGGAACACGGCGCGATCCTGGGCGAGTTGGGCTTGCATTTTCGGATCGTTCCAGTTGCCGGTCTTTCCGCCCCCGTCCAAGTGTTCAACGGTGGTTCCGGAAACCATTCCGTACCATCCGCCGGTCCCGTCGATCGTCAACGTGAGATCGTTGTCTCCGAACCACCATTTGCAATCCTCGGGGAATCTCCAACCGGCGGCGAAGAGCTCCGATTTGACCATGAACGCGAATCCGGCGAGCCCGCCGGTCCCGTCGTACTTGTTGGCACAGATCCCGTGAAGTTGCGCTACTTCCTCGACGAGTGTTCGGCCGTCATAGTTGGGGCATACCGCCACCAACTCCTCATCAGACCGCAAAGCATCCCGGAGCGTTTGACAGAAACTGTCACCTATCCGGATGTCGTTGTTGAGGAAAAGAAGGTTCGCTTTGGGATGTAGAGACATCGCCCATTGTGCGCCGGCGTTCCACATTTCGTGGATCCCGAGGCCCATAGCGGCCGCGACCTTCGCGACCTTCTGAGTTTCCAACCATTGCCGGGTCTCGGAGTTCGATCCGTTATCAAGGATGAGGATGTCTGTGTAGCCGCCCTGTTCGCGCAACTGATGAACAAGCTTCTTCGTGTCCTTGAGGTTGTCTTTTACTGGGATTATCACGAACGTTTTGTCCGGGATCTGTTCCGGTGGTACCTGGGGCCAGAAGTCGGCGGAGGTGAGTGTCCGCTTTTTGATGTGGCCGGCCTCGATGTCGGTGTCGACGTGGCAGGGGAAGCCGAGGGCAGCGGCCCTAAGACTGAACACGTAGTCCTCGCCCATAATGTCCGGGACCATTTCGCCGGTCTCCGGGTCTTCCATGTTCCATTGCGCGTACTTGAACCAAGGTTGAGCGTCCAACTTATGGGCTTCCGCCATTCGTTCGAGAACGGTTCGGTGAATTACTACACACCCGGATCCGACTGCGCCGACTTTCCAATGTTTGTCGGCTGGGATCGTTGAGTATTCGCGCGGTTCCGGCGGATCCAACGAAGAAAAACCCATACAGGCCGGAACGATCCGACGATACGGGTTTGTTTTCTCGGCCATTACCAAAGCGGAAAGGATTGGGCGTTCGGCTGGGTCGGCGGAGTCGACGAGTTGATCGAGGATGTCGAACCGAAACCGTTGGTCGGTGTCCACGAACCACAACCATTCGGAGTCGGTGTCGAGGAACGCTCGAACTACGGAGTTCCGTTGTTGCGGAAGGTTCGTTCCGGCTTGGGCGATCAACCATCCGGCGTGACTCAAGAGGCCACGGTTTTCCAGGTCCCAAGATTTGAGGGCGAGCAGTGAGAACACGAAGTCCGGTTCGAACTGGCCGAAGATGATTCCTACAGAAACTTTCGGGGGTTTCATTTTTCTCCTGTCGGGGATATCGGGGATGTCGGGGTGGTGGGCCAGCCCAGGCCCCCGACGGACAGGGCTGGCCCACTAACTGCGGTCAGACGATCAGACCAGAAGAACCTTGAAGGCGCTTGAGGAAAGAACGTCGGCACCGGTACGCCAGAAGGCGAACCATCCGGCCTGACCGGTCGGACGCTGGTTCGAACCCTTGACCATCGGCTCGTACATGATCTCGACACCGATTCGGTCGATGATCTTGTAGTAGTTGAAGTCACCCAGGATGAGGGCGTAGTCGTTCGAACCGGAGACGATGGTCGAGTCCATCTGCTCGTTGGTGTAGGTGTTGTACCCGATCATCTGCGCCGGGAGACCACCACCGAACGCCGACCAGAAGTTGGTATTCGCGTCAGTTGCGGCACGGAACTGGTTGTAGATCGCACGGGCCGCAAGGAACGACGCGTTATTGCGGAAGCGTGGGCTGAGGGCGTTGTCCAGGGCGTAGGCGTCAGCGGCCGTGATTCGGCCCGCACCAGTAGCACCGGACGCGGCGTTCACCACAGGACCAGTGCCGGAGAGGCGGGTGATAAGGCCGTACGGCTGGCCGGAGCCGGTACCGGAGATGTGGGCGGCCTCTTCGAGACGGTCGCGAGCGTCGGCGATAAGGCCGGCGATCTCACCGAAACCGGAGTCCGCGATGACTTCGTAGGAACCGAAGAGCCAAGCGGCGGCCTTCTGAACCTGGATGGTCGGGCCGGCGAACGTCGGGGTGGCGTCGGCGGCTTCGGTGCCTTCAGCCAGCCACTCGGCGGTCACACCAGCGGAGGTGACACCGTCCCACTGATCGGTCGTGATCTGAGTGACGTTCGAGATCTGACGAACCTGGTTCGAGGAACCGGCGTTGGTCAGAACGATCGTCGGGTCGAGGAACTGCGGAACGAGAACGCCACCGTTCGCCGCGGTGAGTGACATCGCGGCGCGAGCCTCACCCTTGGTGAGGATGCGGGGCATCCCAGCTTGCGGGTTCTCGACGTACTCCTCGAATGCCCGGAGGTACTCGGGCGATGAGGTGCGGACGATGTGACGGGCCACAGCGTCGGCATCCGAGCGGCGTGACTCCACAAGACGAGTCGCGGCCTCACGGGCCGAGTCCTCCACATACGAGGGGAGGTGCTTTTCGATGACGTCAAGAGCGCGTGAGCGAAGCTCGGAGCCCTTGTCGGTGGTGAGGCTGTCGTGGTCGAAAGCATCACGAACAGTGTGGGTGTTGACGTTGATGGAGGACATGGCTCCGTCTCCTGTTTCTTTCGCCACGGGGGCGAACTCGGCAATGGCGGACTTCCGCTCTTCGAGGGCGACGAGCTCGGCTTCACCAGTGCGAACAAATTCGACACCGGCATCCCAAGCGGTCTGCTCGTCCAGATCGAACGAACGCTCTTCGGCGGATTCGTGCATCGTGCGCAGAACCGACTTCACATAGTCGATTCCGTCGCGAAGGTTCTTTTCATCCATTAGAGGACTCCTTCGATTGTGCGAAGCGACGCTTCACGTTGACTGGGTGTGTTGCCGGAGTGCGTGAGCGGATCCGGTGTGATTGTGGTGAGGTCTTCCGAAGTGCCAGCGGCGGGTCCGAAAGGCGTACCGAGAACAAGAGCCCTAGCGATGGCCTGACGGTCAGTGCTGGGCAGTTCGAACAACTCATCCAGTGAAGCAGACCGAACACCAACCGTGGTGGATTCGTAAGCGGGGAAAACCACCGGTCCCAGCTCCATCAGCTTCACTTCTTCCAAGGTGCGCACCGGCACCGCCGAAGCGTCGTCCCAGGATTCCTTGATGACCTGGAAACGGAAACTCATACCGTCGATTGCACCCGAGGCGATGGCATCGCGAACCGGTTGGATCAACCAGTTATCCGCCAAGCGGGCCTCAACGTACAAACCGTGATCGTCCTCCCGAAGCTTCGTGATCGTTCCGAGAGGCATAGAGCCGAGGAGAGGATGGCGGCCATGCTCGAACTGGAGGACCGGGGTTCGTGCGTTTATTGACCGCTTGAAAGCACCTCTAGCGATCTTCTCGTCGAACGTTCCTTCCCAGTTGTCGATCCGTGTGGTGTTGTCGAACGTGGCGGCGTAACCGACAAGCGTGAGCCCGTCGTTGTTGTCTTCGGCCGCTCGGATCTCGAAAGACACTGAGCGTTCCAAAGTTTCACGTTCCGCAGAACGCGAACGGGGCCGGGGCCGGGGCATGTATTTCCCGTATTTCATTCCTTCTTCCTCCATTACGGCGGGATCGATCGGTTCGTCCGGCATAACGTCCGGCGTTATGTTGATCTGAAGCAAAGATTCGGGGATGATCCAGAATTTGCAGATAGCGGCGGGGTCAATATCGCCGGCCACGATTTCACAGGCCCGGGGACCCTCATAGAACGCACAATTCGAACAAACCATTCCTTCAGCGGCGAACGGGTTCACGTCGGGGCCGGCGTAATGGGCGCCGTCGGCGCCGATACCTTGTTCGAACTGACCGAAAATGTCGACAATTTCCTCGAGGTCGTCGTAGATGGCGTTCTGTCGAGGGGCGAGAGGATAGAGACCCTCGATTTCGCGTGTTTCGGTCATAGGTTCGGCCGCTTTCTCTTCCATGCTTCCAACAATACGGGCCGCCCAACTTTGGCCGGCGTCTCCACCCCACAAAGCCCAAGCGATTCGGCCGTTTGATGGGAAACCATCTTCACCGGGCCGGAACCCTTGGGCTTGTTTGTCGACTTCGTGTCGGGCAAAGAACGAGTTCATGCGTTGGACGGTGTCGAACGGTAGATCTCGGCCGTTCACAATGTCCCTGGCGCGTGCGATTCCGACAGCGGTTCCGCCACGACCGAACTCAGAACGCCAATCCAAACCCTTCTGGGCTTCGTCAACCATCCCCGAGGTCGGAGAGTAACTGTCGGGCATCAGACAGCCCCAGGAGTTCCGGCCGGTTGAAGTTGAACCGACACATTCCCGGTGTGTTGAAGGACAGATTCATCACCGGTTGCCACATACTGGGTCACAGTTGAGGGAACAAATCCGGCTTCGATGAGTTGCCGCATAGTTGAAGCTTTCTGGCCTCGGATGTCGGCCTCGTCCCGCCGGTCTTCTTGGAGGAACTCGATTTGGGATGGGTCGAAGGACAGTTCAGCGGTCCGCCCCGGCGGAAGTGCGATGATCCGTTCCAATGCTCCGCAGAGGTTTTGTGCGGTTGGTGTGAACCAGGCGTCCGCCCAAAGGCGGCGGGTTTGGGAGTAGTTGCCGGCGTTGAGTGCAGACCCGGCGAGCCCTTCGGAGATTCCGAGGATGGTGGCGGGGACACGGGATCGAAGAGCGATTCGTGTTTCGTCGAGGCCTTGGGTGTTTTTGAGATCCAGTTGGCCGAGGTTTGAGCCGGCCACGGTGACATCGGCGCCACCACCGAGAACGAGGGTTTTGTAAGCAGAGGATGCGCCTTCATGGCCGCGCGCAATGGATTTCGCAATATCCTCGGCCTGTGTTTGGGTTGTTTGGGCGTCGAGAGTAACGATCATCTGGGGCGTGGCGGAGTTCTCAAAGAACTTCGATTTGAACATTGTGGCTTGCCGGTCCGTTTGAATCTCGGCCATGACCGATCCGATCCACGATTGGCCTCGCCACCAGAACACCGGATCCGGTTCCGGCTTCCAATGTGCAACCTGACTAGGCGTCAGAAACACCGGTTCTTTCTGAGAACCAGAACCACCAGGACGATACGAGTAGCCCAGGAGTTCAGCGTCGAGGGCGGAAGTCGGATCCTCCGAGTCGGTGTTCGATCCGTAAACGATCGTCACCCAATCGGGGCGGAGAAGTCGGATTTGGCTTCCGTTGAGATAGAAGAACGCGTTCCCGGCTAGCGAGTTGTGTTGCTCGGCGGTGAAAAGCAGCTCCGCCCGGGTCAGATCCCCAGGACGTTCCAACGGTGCCAAAGCGGCGGTACCGAAAAGCTTTCCGTTCTCGCCGGCCAACGTCGAACGCCACTGAAACCGAAGTTGAGACATCAGAAGAGCCCGGGCAACAATCGCCGCCGCAACAACACCGGACTGGTTGTAGATCCCACCGGTGTATCCGGCGAAGTTCTGCGCCACCGGACTCGACGGGGCTTTCAACGGTGAAGCTGCCCCGTAATAGGTGTTCCCGTTGAAAGCGAACATGGCGAGAAGATCATCGAACGAGTAAGCGGTTGAGTTTCGGGATTCGTCCTTGCGGCGGAGCGTGTCGAGAAGTCGCATCAGTCAAAGTCCTTGAGCAGTCCGAGGGCCG